CTAACTCATCCAGAATCTGACTGATTTATAATAATCTGTCTGATTTGAGTTGTCGCTGACTGCTCTCACACTTTACGAGCAGTCAGCAGATCAGCGCCAGACTGAGCTTATATTTCTGTCTGATTTAGATTAGAGCGATATGTATACTATAGATATCACAGAATATGGGGGACTCTATAACTTGGTAAGGCCCCCCCCTTCCCCCAAAAGGGGAAGTTTTTAGAAAAAAAATCTTTAGATTTTTTTTCTATGTACTATTATAAAATGGTTAAATATACAGCAGCTCAAAAGAAAGCGTATGCTAAGAAAATGGCTAAAATGAGAGGTAAGAAAAAATATAAGAAGAATTACAAGAAACGATACAATACTTCCAGTATGGTAATATCTAAGCCATTATTACCGCAAACTCAAAAGGTTGCTTTAAGATACACCACACGCTGTACAATAACACCCGCAACAATTGCGAGTGATCTTACAGACGCAGCAAACAATGTAGCATTACAAACCTTCATCTGGAATAATATGAACGATCCTGATTACACGCACGGGTCCACTTTTGTTAATAGTCACGCGGACGGCGCACTAAACCACCAGCCTCGTATGTACGATCAGTATGGTGCTTTTTATAATAAAATCACTTGTATTGGTGCGAAGGCTAAAATTACATTCTTGGCACGCGATAGATTAATTAACGCTCCACATACCGAACCGGATCCTAACAATGACGATATGGGTCATTCAGATACTGTTACGCTTACATCACAAATTATAGCGCCACCTAAACCTTGTTATGTTGGTTATTTCAAGTCAACGCACGCAGATAATGCTTCTCCATCCGAGAAATATGATAACCTCAATGAAAAGAAAGAAATAGTTCAAAGAATGTTGATAGATCCAGATAAACCAGTTACAATGTATGCTAAATGGTCATTAAACAAAGAACCCTCCCGTAAATACAATCTTCAATTGGAAAACGCACAAATGGCTGACGATTGGGGTGCTCTATTCAATCAAGATTTAATAGTAACTCAACGCAGATATTTACATTTATTTGCTCACCCCTGTTCTGTACAAGAAACTGGTACAGTTTCTGGAGCTGTAACTCCTATTGACGTCGCAGTAGAAATGGAGTACATATGTATTCTTTCGGATCGTAAAGAAGTACAACAATCCTAAACAATTACTTAAAGATTATTTTCTAATATATATTATAAAATGAGTATCCCCCAAAGATTTTTTTTGATTACATTTAGACCACATATTGCTGAAAGTAGCATATTGGACGATTTTTTAACTATATTTTTACAAAGTAGCCTGGTAACAGGTAATAAACATTCCTGGTGTATTGATAATGATAAAACAATGGAGCAACATATACATATGATCATTCAAGCCAATTATAAAGATAAATATGCTTTCACTAGATCAAAACAATATAGAGAAGCAACAGGTCTGATACAAGAATTTTGTAAAGGTAGACAAACTAAGTGGCAACACGCTGAAGATACTAAAATGGTAGGTGATAAAAACGAAGATTTTATGAAGACATTAGGTTATGTAAATAAAGAATTATATAACAGACCAAGAAATGGTAAGAAAGATTTCAATGATAAAGAAATATTGGACGCAGTAGAATATTATTATGCTTGTGAGCATCTGGATAAAGGAAAACTCAAGAAGTCAGATTGGAAATATCTGAATACAAAAAACGCACATTCTATGATAGAAGATTTTTGTGATAAAAACAGCTTAAAGCCAAATGATTGGAAAGTAACATTTGAAATGAAGAAAAATAAGTATTCATTCTGTCAATTGACAGAAAGGAACCAAGACGATATTTTTGAAGAGATATGTATATCTCAAAGTATGACACCAGAGAAGACCAATGATAGTAGTGAAATGCTCAAGAATTACGACGAGCCCTGGTATGTAAATGAGAATAGAGCATTATTAATGAAAATTACAGCATATGAGAAAATGCTAGATATGTATGATAAAGATTGGCACAATAAAAAAAAGCACGTTATAGAGTTATTTAATAAGTCCGTAGGAGAAGCGTGGAAAATATTAGATCCTCAAGAAACGCTTCTAACTCATCCAGAATCTGACTGATTTATAATAATCTGTCTGATTTGAGTTGTCGCTGACTGCTCTCACACTTTACGAGCAGTCAGCAGATCAGCGCCAGACTGAGCTTATATTTCTGTCTGA